ATGAATAATCTATCACCTAAATTTCCTTGTGTACCTGTTCCATGAGTATAAGCTATTTCACCTAATTTCAGCGTACTAGGTGCTGAAGTACCCGAACTTCTTTTTATCTGTATTACCGTTGCCATTTATTAGAAAGCTCCTGCGTTGAGTGTCAAAGTACCAGTAGTTGTTACTAATTCATTTCTTGCAACAAACTTACTATCACTTGACCTAAATTGTAATATCGCTCCATCATTTAAAGAAGTCGTGTCAACATCACCAAGTAATTTTAATTGAAGAGAACTATTTTGAGCAGCCTGAGCTGATGGTAAAGCAACTGAAACCGTTTGAGGTCCAGCTGAAGTATTTACATTAATGTTTGCTGTTGTACTATTACTTTGTCCAACGGTAGCTGTAATATCTGCCATAAACTCTCTCCTTGGGTATATTTATAATAAAAAAATAGTGAATTAGAGAGTTACTTGTGGTCTGACGGTAATTACACCCTCAATAACCCTAGTAATTGTACTTGATGAAGTCTGTAAAATTTCTAAATCGTAAACATATCTGCCTTCTTCTAGTTGACCTGTTTGGTCAGCAGTTAATGACATAGTTACAATACCTGTTGTGGGGTCACCATTTACGGTACAAGTTATTGTTGTTCTTGTTCTAGTAGATGTGTAACCTGTAGCCATTTTAGCGGATGCTGAATAACCTGTGAGGTTAAATGCGTTTCCGTTTGCGTCTTTGACGGTAACATCCGAATTGAATGTAGCGCCTTGGTCTAAAGTTAAGTTAGCTATAGCGGCCATTTATTATTTCTCTTCTGGTACTTCTTTTTTTACTAATTCTGCAATTTTTGTATTATAATGTTTAGTTAAAACATCAATCTTTTCAAGCTCAATATTATGTCTAATTTTAGATACCTGTATCTCTTGTCTTACCGTTAAGTAATTCTGTAATTCAGGACTAAATTTAGTTTCATCATAAGTCTTGCCATCAATTATCACACTCATAATTATCTCCTTATAGTTATATTTATACGATATTTAGTCTTCTTTTTATCATTATAAATATGATTATGTTAGATAATGATTATGATGTTAGAAAATTGTTCAATAATGTGAATGAAAAACAAGAAGATTTTGATTGGATTGAATACGATTTAGAAGAACTAGGATTACCTAGTGTAAATCAGATTTTAGATGGCGTCAAAAAAATAGAGTCTAAAGTAGGATTACACTCTTGGAGAGGCAAGACTAGACCTCAACACTACAAAGGTTTTGGATTAACATATAATCCTGATTTCAAAGATAAAACATCAAACAGATATAATCAAGTATGGGGGTCTGATTTATTAGACCAATATTATGGTGCCGAAAAAGGTAGTTATACTAAAGACAAAAAAAATACTTATTATGATACTTTTGGATTTAGAAAAATAGATGAAGTAATACAAGAACATTTGGGTTTCTTTATAGATAGATTTAACTTTCATATGGCAAGAAGTAGAGTTGCATATATCTTTGGTCACGGACAAGAACCTAATGATAGAGGTTGGCATGTAGATGAGCCAACTTGTAAATTATTAAGAGTAAATATTCCTCTACAAACAAGTGATGAATATATTATGGAAACAAAAAATAAACAATATAAACTAGAACTAGGTAAAGCATATCTCTGGAATACTATGTTACCCCACAGACCTGCTATAAATAAAAAAGTAGAAACTAAACAACCTAGAATAAATGTTGTAATAGGATTGACACCTTGGTTAAACTATGAAAAAGAAAGCGATAAATATACAAAGAATAAATATTTTGGCAAACCTATAAGTGAAATAGTTAATGAAAGATTATTTGTAAAATGAAACCTGAAGAAAATATATTTCCTATATTAGCAGTACAAACAACATACAAATGTAATATGTTGTGTGCTAATTGTTATCTTGGTGATATGTTAAACAATCCTAAATTTTTAGATGTTGACCCCATAAAACTTGAAGAAGTATTTAAAAAATTACCAAAAAGAACAGACATTAGATTTATAGGTGCTGAGCCTACAATGAATGATGGTTTATTTGAGATGATTAAGATTGCAAAGAAATATAAACATAGACCACAAATACTAACTAACGGATTAAAACTAGGACAAGAACAATATGTTATTGATTTAAAAAAGGCAGGTCTTAACTGGTTAGGATTAAGTATGAATGGTGGTTTAGATAACGAAGTATATAAAAGATTTGATAACGGTAAATATGCAAAACTTAAAACAAGAGCATTAGAATATTGTATAAAACACAAGATAGTACCACATATAAACATAATTGTGGATCCTACTAATTTACATGTTATAAATCCCTTGATAAATTACGCAATAGAATTATGTAAGAAATATAATAGAAAAATAGGTATAGGGTTTCCTATTACTATTAGAATTAAATCAGTTGCAAAAATGGGAAATTTTTTAGATACATACTCATTTAGTATTGATGAGTTAATTAAGATTATAAAAAAAGAGTTTGGTGAATTTACAGATGAAAAAATTATACCTAATTTTATGATTGATGGTATCAAAGAGTCAAATACTTGTATGGTATATTTTGAAACTGAAGTAGGTAAAATGGGTGGTAAAGTAACTGATTGGACTATTGATGATGACGGATTACCACTTGCAAAAAGTAAAAGAAGAGGTATCATAAATGACAATTATGAAATAGAGCCGTTCTTTGAATATTATGGAGGAATAGATGAAACACAATCGCCTAGATTGGAACAATAGAAGTGTTTTTGATTTAGTACAAAATGATGTAGATTTAACGGTTATTGAAAATGTTCCTTGTAGTCAAGTAAAGATATGGAATTTTTTAGAAACATTTTTTACACCATCTCCACAAGACCCTATGGATCAAATGTTTGTTAATATTGTAAGTGATGAAAGAGCATTAGCAAAAGAAAATCTAAAAGGCAATACAGAATTAGAATGGCATATTGATAAAGGTTATTCAGAAAATCCACCTGAATATGTAGCATTGTATTCTGTTGATATAGATGAAGAAGCTGGTGATACTTTGTTTGTAGATAGTAGAATAGTTGAAGATATACCTGATTATTACAAAGAACACAAGAATGACATTGTGCAATTTAATATGAATAGATTTATACATGACAATCAATATGGTTATCACTTTAGAAATGAAGTAGAAAGAAGATGGTTTAGAAGAAAGTATAGAAATGTAGAACACGAATTAATACAAGGTGATAATAGAGGTGTGTATCTATATTATTGTGAAGCATATAATAATCTACCTGAAATGCAAATGATTAAAGAAAAACTATATGACCCTAAAAGAATACATAGACACAAATGGCAAAAAGGACAATTATTAATTTATAATAATAAAGCTACTAATCATAAAAGAGAAAATGGTGGAAAGAAAAGACACTTATGGAAAATTGCGTTATACAAGAGATAACATACTTTGATGAACTAAAAGAATTATGTTTAGAAGCAAATAAAATCAATCATCAAAATGCTTATAATTATGATGTTAATAAAATGCATAAACGGTGGAACAAATATCATATTTTTACAAAGTTAATGATAGGTGATGAAGTTGTAAGTTTTGCTGGTGTCTATGATTATGGACAAAATTTAGTTAGAGTAGCAGATAGATTATTTACCTTTCCAAAATATAGACAAAACTACCTAACAAAATCAATTGCAAATCCCTTACGACCTGCTTTACAATACATTATACCTTACCATACTCAATGGGCTTTAGATAAAGGTTATGATTGTTTTTTTTCTGTACAAGAATTAAAAAAAAGAAATAGTCTTATTAGATTAACGAAACAACTACATCCTTCTTTAGGATATCGTGTATTACCAGATATGTATGAAACTTGTAATCCTATCAACCCTAAATGTATTCAGAATATATCTGCTACAAGTGATAGTATACCTTTGACTAAACACCTCGTTCAATAGAATAAGATATTGAATTACTAGTACAATGGTTCTGTCTTGCTATGAAATTATCGCCAGCAAGACTTTCAGCTTTAAATTCATTGCTAGAGGTCTCACTATCAAAAATCATTGTGTAAGTATGCGTTAATCCATCTATACTTTCAACAGGTTTTTCTGTGATTTTACCTGCATTAAAATATGTATCAATTAATGCTGTATATTCTGTTGAGGGTGTGTGTAAAGACACCTCAGCGTTTGGTTTTGTGTAAATTGTTCTAACTTTATAACTCATAATACTATTTATGACCCCACATATCCTTTGTTATTATTTTTTTTAGTCATAGGTTGACCTGGTTTTTCATAATGATAGTCTTCTAATTCAGACCAGTTTCTTAAATCTTCTCCTTTTACAATACCACATTTTTCTTTACAAGGGCGAGCTGCATTATTAGGGTCATCAAACATAATATCCCAAAATGCTTTCCATTCTTTAGAGTTAATAATTTCTTTTACATCTTTTACCTTATCTAAATGTAAATGTTCACTATATAACGCTTCGTGTTCTTTTGTTAAAGGTTTCGTAGAATGAAATGCTTTACCATCACACCAACAACAAGGTAATAAAAAACCTAAAGCACTATGACCCATAGTTACTCTATCTCCTGCTACACATTTAGGAACTATTTTATCTATTTTCAATTGGTTGGACATAATTCTCTTTGTTTTTAGGTACACCTGAATTCATATAGATAAACCTAGATGATTTTTTAAATTGTAATCTTATTTTTTTATCTTTACATAATTTTTTAGCGTTCTCTACTTGATGTTCATTAAAAGAAAATATTATAAATTGCCAATGAACATTAAAACCTAATTCTTTTAATTTTATCATAGTGTCAAATAAAAATTCTGAGTCTTGATTTGTACGGTATATATGACTTACATCTGGAAATCCATCTAAACCAAATTTCCATACTACTTTTTCAGGATATATTTCACTTATTTTTTTATACCAATCAAACTTTTTATTTTTAGCAGTCGCAGCTGTATGAATTGATAACCATTTTACTTTATGTTCTTTTGCAATTTCTATAAATTTAGCTAAATTAGGATTAAATATAGGGTCAGATATTTGGCCACATAAACATAATTGTTTAAAATGTTTACACATTTTAGTCCATCCAGATATAGAAGTATCGTAACCAGGTATTGGTTTACCTACAAATCTATTTGTTTGCCTAGAACAAGCAATACATTCTAATGTACACTTATTACTAATATCTAAATTTACATTATCTCTATTGATAAATCTATTAAACAAATGACGCATAATCTTCCCAATCATGTGGCTTATTAGTTGAGTGTGTAAAATGAACCATCTTTATATCAGGATGAAACTCACCACCTAGATAAACATAATCATTTTCTGTAACCTTATTATATAATTGAGTGGTCTTAATTTTCCAATTTACTAAATCAAAATCTTTTACGCCTATATCTTCTTTAGCACACCATCTACATACCCAACTTTCAGGTACGGTTATTAATTCTAATTCTTCATTAACATTATCTTCAACAAAGTATTGTTCTCCATTTACAGGACCTTTTGCAACACCTCTTTTAATATACCAATTTTGCCACAAATCAACATCTGACATAAACTTATCATAGATATATTTACAATCTTTAGGATAATACTTAAAAAAACCACCGTTTATTTTATATCTTTTCTTTTCTGTATCACGCCACCAACCTGGTATAGAAACAAACTGACCTTTTTTTACAGGATATTCAAACAACTCTTTATAATTATTTGTTAATAATACATCAATGTCCATTACAACAACTGGTTCATCTATGTCTAAATTCATAGCATACATCTTATTCCATTGTAATAACACATCTTCTCTTATAGGTTTTCTAATCCATATAAACTCATACTCTGGTAATTTTTCTTCTAAATATTTTTCGTATTCAGGTCCGTATCTATTACCAATTCTAATAGCTATTATTTTCATCGCCATTTTACTATCTCATTTAATTTTGCTTTAGGCACATAAGATTTATAATGTGATTTTGATTTATCTTCATAACCTAATCCTAATAAAAAAGCAATATCATTATTATCTCTAACTGCTTTTCTTAATATATTAGTATGAATAAATGTATTATAAAAAAAACATTTACAAAAAGAAGCGTCAAGTCCTTCTTCTAATGCTAAAGCTGTGGTTATTGTGCTGTGCATACCTGATTGTATTAACCACATGCCTGTGTCATTACTACTCTCAACATTAAATATCTTGTCTAATCTACCATTTTTAAAATAATCACTTTCTTTTTGAGTATCAGTTAATACATTTTCTTTTTTTGTATAAACTAATAGATAAGGTGCTCTAACTTGTTCATTAAAATGTATTTTTTTTAATCTTTTATCTAATAATTTTTTTTGTTTGTGAGATTCTAACCACAATTCATATATTTCTTCTAACTCTTCATAATCTTTAGCATTTTTTGATTTTCTAAATCTTTTACCGTCAGTAGAGCAAACGGTTGCTAAAGCAACAACTTTTTTTTCTTCAGAATGTTCTGGACCATATATTTCTATTTCATAATTATAGAAATTATTTTTATGAGGCATTAAATCGTGAGTTTTTTGTAAAATATTTTCTATGACTTTTTTATCAGGTATTTTATTTTCTTTAAAAAAAGTTATATTTGACCTTTTCTTTAATATATCTTCTATTGATTTCATATTTTTGTGCCAATAATCATAAATCTTTTATATTTTATAAAATCTTTTTCATAAATTTTCATATTTTTTAATTTAGAAACATATTGATTGGCAAAATCTTCTAAGCTATTAACACAATTTATATGTTCATTTACTTCATTATAATTATTACTTTGTAAAACCACTAAAGTATATTCGCCTAACTTACTAATTATGTTATCAATATCTTTTTGTTTAAGATGTTCGCAAGATGTTAGAATAACAAGAGGATATTCTTTCAATTTTTTATTTTGCGTTTTTTCTATATCATTAATATCTTGTTCTATAAATTTTACATATGTTAATTTTGCATTTTTTATATTATCAGTATCTATTTTTTTCCAAAGTTTTTTTGCCACATCTTTTGCTTTAGGATCAAAATCAAAACAATCAATATTGTTAATTTTTTTTAATGTAAATTTTTCTATAAGTCTATAAGCTAATAGTCCATACCAACTTGCAAGTAAACATACATCTAGTTTTTTGTCTATTGTTTTATATTTAAAATGATGTGGATATTCATTTAGTTTTTCTATTAACCAATCCTTACTTGCGTATTGATTTTGATTTAAACTATTAAGAACATCCATTATTCTATCAGGATAAATCTCTAATATTTTTCTTATAGTATCTAATGTATCTCTATCAAACATATTTACCGTTATATAACATTATTGTGTTATACTTTATATTTTCTTTCCAACTTGATATTGAATCACCCATAAAATATTTATATTTAATGTCCTCATTGTATATAAATCTATCAATACCTGAATATAATCTTAAATATAAATCTCTATGTTTTAAAAACTTTTTTAATATTTTTCTCTCGTCTGACCATCTCATAATGGAAGAATTAACTAATGTATTTTGTGTGATTTTAAATTTTAAAGGTTCTTTTAAAGATTGTTGTTGCCAAGAAGAGCTATTAACAACCGTAAATTTATCAAACTCACATGCTAAAAAATCTATATTATCATTTATATCAATATCTAAATCAAAATATAAACAATTGCCTGTAAACTGAAATAAAGTTAATTTGTGAAATACACCTTTTAATTCAGAATGTGTAATAGGTATATCGTAGTCTTTTTCTACTTTATCTGTAAAACAATAAAATTCATGTTTAATAGTTAAATGTTTTTCAATAGAAGACTTTAATTTTTCAACAAAACTTCTATCATATTTTGTTCCAACTTTAACACAATATACTTTAACCATTTATCTTACTGAATACACTAATTAATTGAACTGGATTTTTTGAAGACCTTAATTGTTTTAGTAATTCTTTATCTGTACAAGATTTTACTTTATCTTGTTCAAAGATTTTTACCTTTAATGCAAACAAAATTTCTGCTGATTGTTTATCACTAGAATTAAAATTTAACATACTATCAATATATTCTTCAACTGAAACTTTATGCTTTACATCCGTTTTTGCTTTTATTCCTTGGTCAACCATATCGCTTAATTGTTTCGCATATTGTCTATTTCTAGCAATTGTTGACGCTGCTATTTTGTCTGTATCGTATTCTTCAATTAAATCTTTGAAATCTTGGTTATTATAATCTACTTTTAAAAAGTGATTAATTGCTTGTTCGCCTTGTTTATAGATAACTTCTACGGTATCATTGTCTGAATTAGCATAGTAAGCTTCTATTATATTACCACTAAATATTGCCATAATTTTCTCCTTTAATTAACACTTCTAGTTTTTTCAATATAATCATATAAATTTATTTTTGCTCGCCAACCAAATTTATTTAGTATTGATGTATCGGCTGTATTATCTATTCTTTCAGTTTCGCCACCTATTACAGATTTATAATCTATTTTAAAATAGTCTGCAATATCAACCAACTTATTACTTACGCCTGTGCCTACATCTATGACACCTCTAAATGTATTATTCATCAAAACTTGTACGGCATTTATTATATCATTTACATGTATAAAATCTCTTACATGATTTACATTTAAATATTGTATATCGTTTCTTAATATCTTTGGTATCAACATATTTTTTCTCGCACCTGGACCGTAAATGGTTGTAAATCTTAAACCTACTGAATTATTATGATTTAATTGTTCCATACTATATTTACTCATTGCATATGGATTTTTCCAAGGCTCGTGTGCTGTTGATGAACTTGCATATATGACTCTAGTATCTCTGTAATGTTCAAGCAATCTTTGAGTACCAATAACATTTGTTTTCCAATAATCGGTTGGTTTATCAAGACTATCTCTAACACCAGATAGACCTGCTAAATGTATTACTAAATCTATGTCTTTAGGAAATTCTGTTTGTAATATGTCTTGGCCGCTTTTAATATCAAAACCAATTACATTATGTTCTTCTTTTAAATGATAAAATAAATGAGAGCCTACAAAGCCATCACTGCCTGTTAATAATATATTCATTGTGTTTCATAATTAAGATTTAATTATCCGTAAGTTATATGTATTTATTGTCGTTGGTGTTCCGTTAGGAAATTCTTGTGCTCTGTAATCATCAGCATTTACAAATCTCTGTTGATAATTACCAGAACCATTTAATTTTGTATCAACAATACCAGAACCTCTAGTATTACCTGAACCACTTGTACCTATTGAATATGATATTGCATAACCGTCAGTTGATGAAGCAGCTGTATATCTAATCCATTCTTGTAATAAAGAATTAAAAGTCGTTGTACTAAATTCTTGTAAATTATTGCTAGCATTTATAAAAAAAGGTGATGTGTATGATGTATTTGAACCATCAACTCTATGTAAATAATAATTTGTAATTGTTGTAGGTTGGTCTAGTGTTTCACCTATACCACCTGCTGTGTAAGCAGATGTATCTGCCCTAGTATCAGAATAAATTGCTGTACTTGAAACATTTGTTGCACCAGATAGTGATGTTGAAGTTGCTATTGTGTAAGTACCAGCTTGTTGAGTTGTTGTTGAGCCAGTTGTTAATAAATCTATAGCAGGGTGTAAAAAAGTATCTTTAACATCTTGTAAATTCATTGCTTGTATGTGACCACTTGAATTGTAATAAGCAGGCCAAGTTTTACCCGTATCAGCCGTTGGTGTTAATGAAGCGTTTGTACTAGTAATTCTTTGATAATTAACCGTTACCGTTGAAGGCTCTGCTGTTGTTGCCTCACTAGGAAATGATGTTGCACTTGTTGAAGCTGCGCCTGCCTGTAATCTTGTATCTGACATTGCTGATAAATTACCACCTGAACCTGCAACTGATAATGTTACGCCTGGATTTAATGAATATTGATAAACAACTTGGTCAACTATTTCGTCAACCTGTGCTGAAGACATCTGTTTGATGTTTCCACTATCGTTTATAAGGGGTGTTCTTACTGCCATAATCTATTCTCATATTTATGCACCGGCGGCAAACAAAGTTTTTAATGGTGTGCCAGATGAATTTAAAATTTGTAAAGTTACAACCGATTTTAACTCGTTTTGACCTATTGCGTCATTAGCCATCATAGCTTCAGTAATTATATCAGCACCACCTGTTGTAAGTACGGTACCTGATTCATCACCAAAAGTAATTGTTCTATCAGCAGTCGGGTCTGTAACTGAAATTGTTGTTTCGTGTGCGTCAGCAGTTGCACCTTCAAAAATTATTGATGAACCTTGAAAAGCAGGTATAGCATTAAAAACTAAAATGTCATCACCTCTTGATGATGAAATTCTAGGAAAACCTGATGTTTCATCTATTGACATTAAACCTGTTTGTGTTTCAAAAGTATTTGCTCTAAATGTATCATTGATATTAATTCTAGTTGAGTCAGTTGACCTAATAGTATTACCAGAAATTTCTACCGTACCTAATGTATGAGTAGTACCTGAGCCTGTTATATTAACACCTGAAATATTACCAGATGAAGTTATATTACCAGAACCAAAAGTACCTGTTGTAGATAAGTTTTCATTACCAAAAGATATTGCACCACTAGAATCTGTTATTGAAGCATTTGATAATGATAAATTACCAGTTGAAAGAGTCGGAGCTGTTAAAGATGTTGTTATAGAAACTGCATTTGGTAAACCAATAGTTAAAGTATCAGTAGCACTTACTACAGCTTCAATTTCACTTGAAGTACCTAATACTTTTAATGTATCACCACCTGCGATTAACTGTTGAGATGATGATGAGTCTTCAACTCTGAAACCTGCTGTGTTTGTAGCAGCAACTAGAGTTTCATTCATAGCTTCAATTAGATTTGTTGCTGATAATGAAGCGTCTAGGTTTGCAATATCACCAAAGTCTGTAGCACATAGAGCATTAAACTCCGTTCTAAACTTTTCAATTGTATCTGTTACTGCTATATTTCTAACTGCCATTTTTTACTACTTCTTTTAATAAACTTTTTATTTCTCTTAATTCTGTTTTTAAAGTATTTATCTCTTTTACTGCATTTCTTATTTGGTCACCATGATGTTCTCTTGCTCTTACTCTTTTCATATAAACACTATATCCGCTTGTATCTGCATTTATAATAGCATGAGAACTTGATTCTCTTACTAAATGAGGATGATTTTCAACTTTTAATCTTTCGTTTTTTAAGGTTGCCATATTATACTGCCAATGCTATTCCTCTTAAATCTTTAATTCTTGGTGCTAACGCTGAATTAGTTGCTTTCATTACAATCTTAATTTGAAACGCTGTAAATTCAGGTATATCTTTTACAGAATATTTGTATTCTTTAAAATTATTTGCTGTTTCAGCAGGAGTAACTGCTGTGTCTTCTTCACCTGCTGTATTGAAAGGTGTCCAGTTTAAGTCTTTTACATCTCTGACTTCTTCAGATGATGTTGTTCTAAAGTAAACTTCAACCTCTGCACTAGACCTCACATATGAAGTTAATCTTACTTCTAACGCTGATGAGTTATTTTCTAATACTATTGGTCTTGTACAATAGATAGCTGCTGATGAAGAACCTGATGGTTGTTCATCATCTTTAAAGTTTGGTGTATTTAAACTTGTAGGACTATTAATTCTGTTTTGTACCGTAATCATACTAATTCTACTAGTATCAATTACAGGAGATAATCTTGTATTAGTTGTTGTTAATGTACAATCAACAAATAGTGATTTACTACCAGACATTTCATTAGTTTGGTTTATATCACTAGCAACCATTTTTGGTTCTTCAAAGTAAATATTATCGTTTGCTATTACTGATATTTTATTAGATACAGCAGCTAAACTAAATTCTGTTTCTGTTCCGTGTACTGAACGACCTGTTGTTGTTCTCATACCATAAGATACATTTGTTTGAGGTACCGTCATTGTTTGAATATTTAACATTGATACATCATATAATCTATTTTGTGTTGCCGTAACAGCAGAACCACCAACATCACCTGAAGCTGTGGCAGTTGTACTATCTGCTATACTAACTTCGTAACTATCTAAAGTTACATTTGAAATACTTGTATATGTTCCGTTAATTGATGAACCATTAATACCATTGTAACTTGTGCTTGCGTCTAATCCAGCAATTGTAACATTGTTAGATGTACCATGCATACCATGGTTAGGATGTGAAACTCTAATTACATCTGAACCACTTGTTGTTCTAATAGGATTTGTTGCAAGTGTTCTTGTAGGTAAACTATCATTACAGAAAGTTGGTTGACCTGTAACATTACTAAATTCTGCTCTCTTCATTTTAAACTTAGCGTCTTCATTTTGTTCAGCAGTCCATGTAGAACCGTTTTGTGATTTAAATAAAACACCAGCATAAGGTTGTTGTGAGATTGTTCTATCAGTACCTTTGTTTGTTTGACCTACTCTTGATATCCACATATTATATTCTTGTGTGTTTGCTAATACAACAAAACAATACTCAACATTTTCTTGAATATAAACAGGACTAGGGAATGTAAATGTAGTTGCAACTGAAGCGTCTTCACTTACACTTACTGAACTAGGATTTAATGTTACTTCAGAGAATGGTAAAATTGTAGTTGATGGATATCCGTTTTGTACTTCTCTTAATTGTACCGTTACAGGAACTTGTGATTCACTTGCACCTGGTTTTGATTGAAAGAATAAATCTATTGATGTTAAGAAATCGCCACCTGGGTCATCTACTAAAAATGTTTGTGCCAAAGGATCCCACCAACCAACTTGTCTTGTAGCTGTTCTTGTTGATGTTCTACCAATTGTTCTTGTTTCGTTTGTATTCTCTCTTACTAATCTTGGCTCTCTTGTAGATACAATAGTTTCTCTAACGGTTTCTAAAGTACCTCTTGCTGTGTAATCTGCCTCACCAGCTGTTTCAATATCTGATACTCTATCATTTGAAGATGAACTTGTTAATCTGAATACTCTTGTTCCTGTACGCCATCTAGGATTTGAATCTACCGTTGCGTCAGGTATTGCAAATGTTCCTGATACTGCACCATTAGCGTCTGCAACAATATTACCACCAAGTGAACCACCTGTTGGCGTAACATAAGTGTTTACATCTATATTGTCAAAGAAAGCATATAATCTTGTATTTGGTTTAAATCTTGTACCAGTAAAGTTAATTGTTCTACTTCTAATGAAAGGTATAAATGCAACATTTAATACTCTATCACCTAGTGAGTTTCTAACTACTTGAGGTACCATAACTTGTCTGACACCTGTTCTAGTTTGATTTACTTGTTGAACGGTTGTAATTTCTTGTCTTTGTAATACTCT